GAGGAACAGAAGAATGGGACAGATAACAACAGAAGAATATCTTGGAAATGTTCAGAAAGAAATTGAGAATGAGTTAGCAAGAAATATTCAGGCGTTACCAGAAGGATTTAACAAACAGAGATTTATCCTTAACTGTATCACAGTTATGAAAGATAATGTGAGAGATTTTTCAGGGATTAATCCTATAACAGTAGCAGCTGCATTTGTAGAAGGAGCTTATCTTGGATTAGATTTCTTCAATAAAGAATGTTATGCGATCCCTTATGGTGGAAATGTTAACTTCCAGACAGACTACAAGGGAGAAATTAAACTGGCGAAGAGATATTCAAGCAATCCGATCAAAGATATCTACGCAAAGAATGTAAGAGAGGGAGACTTCTTCGAGGAAAGAATTGAGAATGGAAATCAGATCGTAAACTTTAGACCAGAGCCGTTCAGCGATAAAAAGATTATTGGTACGTTTGCAGTTGTGCTGTATAAAGATGGAAGCATGATGTACGATACAATGTCTGTTTCAGAGATCGAACACACAAGAACGTCATATTCAAAAGCTGCGAATAGCAAGGCATGGAAGCAGTCTCCGGGCGAAATGTATAAAAAGACAGTCCTTAGAAGATTATGCAAGATGATTGATCTTGACTTTGACAACATAGAGCAGCGGCAAGCATTTGACGATGGATCAGACTTTGATCCGAATAAAAACATTATTGACGGAGAAGCAAAAGATGTAGTAACAGACCCATTCAAAGCGAGTGAAGAGTCTACAGAAGCCGAAGAGGTTGATAGCCCACAGCAGTAAAGGAGAACAGCGGTATGAAGTTAACAAGCGAAAACTATTACAGTCAAGAGGCGAATAAAGAGTATATGTCAGTATCCCAGTTTAAGGATTTTGCTGGAACGTATGGTAAGATTCCATGCGAGTTTGAGGCTTTGGAAAAGCTGAACGGCAGATGGGAAATGGAAAAGACGACGCCGCTTCTGGTAGGCAGTTACGTTGATTCCTACTTTGAGGGAACTCTGGATCAGTTTAAGAAAGAAAATCCAGAGGTTTTCAGACAAGATGGAGAATTAAAGAGCGACTATATACATGCTGAAAAGATTATTGAGAGAATTGAGCGAGACGATTATTTTATGAAATGTATGTCCGGGAAAAAACAGGTCATTATGACAGGAGAGCTGTTCGGAACTAAATGGAAGATTAAGATGGACAGCTATTTGGAAGACATTGCGATCGTTGATCTAAAAATAATGAGAATACTAACTAAACGTAATTGGACAGATGATCTCGGAAATATTAATTTTATAAAATACTGGGGATATGACATTCAGGGTGCGATCTATCAAGAGATCGTAAGACAGAATACAGGAAAGAAGTTACCATTCTTTATTGCAGCAGCATCGAAACAGAAATACCCAGACATTCGAGTTATTGGTCTTACACAAATGGAATTAGACGAAGCAATGTACACAGTAGAATCGCATATAAAAAGAGTTTTAGATGTGAAAGCAGGAAGAGTACCGCCAGATCGTTGTGAATTATGTGATTGTTGCAGAGATACAAGAGTTATAACTGGACCAATTTCTACTCATGATCTGACACCTAGCATAGATTGAAAGTGGTGGTAGAATGTGGCTTAGTGTACACGAACAGATATTTGGAGCAAAAACGAGGAAGTTAGCAAAGAAGCTTAAATGTTCTCAAAATGAAGCGGTTGGACTGGTTATGCGACTTTGGATGTGGGCAATATCTGATGGAAACGCAAAAAGGAATGGATACCTTGAAGGGTGCGATAAAGAAGATGTTGCAGAGATATTAAATGTTGGAAATAACAAGAATATTGATCCAGACGAAGTAGTATCAATATTAATCGAAGATAACTGGATTGAATGCCGTGAGGATGGTCTGTATATCCATGACTGGGAAGAATGGCAAGCAAGCTGGTATGATGCAGTCGAAAGAAAGCAGAGAGACAAAGAGCGTAAGAGAAGAAAGAGAGCAGAAAAAAGAGAACAGGAGCTAGAGAAAGAAAAACAAAAGAAGATAGAAAAGGAGATCAAAGAAGAGAGTACAAAAGAAACTAAGGATACAAAGGAGATCAAGGAAGTTAAAGAGACACCGAAAAAGGAAAAAGGGTACAGCAGCACTTTTGAAGATTTCTGGTCCGTATATCCACGAAAGATTGGAAAAGGCGATGCGTATAAGAAGTACAACGCAAGAATCAAAGATGGATGGAGTCCTGATGAATTAAAAGAGGCTGCACAGAATTATGCAGAGCAGTGTGAGATAGAACATACGGAGAAGCAATACATTAAGTATGGCAAGTCCTTTTTATCGGACAGCACACCATTTACGGATTACTTGGGATCATCCAAGGTATTAGCCGAGGAGAAGGCTGGAATGAAACAACAGCAGATCAAGAGTCAGAAAGATAATGGAATACATAATTTTACCCAGCGAGATTATGACTTTGACGACCTTGAGCAGCAGTTACTAAAGAAACAATTTGAAAGCAGTTAACAGTTAAAAAAGGAGTAAACCATATGGAAGAGAAAGAAATGTTAATCAAAATCTATAACCAGCAAGACAGACTGGATGTAGCACAGATTTTAATTAAAAACGGATACACAGTATCACAGGTTAAGGAGAAACGCACACCAACAGGGAAAGCGGTTGACTATTACTTGAAAGTCAAAGAAGAAGAGGGCAACGCATGTACAACGGCAACAAGATAAGGAGATAGGAAAATGGACAGCGTAAGTTTTACAGTGTTAGGAGAGCCGACAGGAAAGGGCAGACCTAGATTCAATACACAGTCAGGCAGAGCATATACTCCGAAGAAAACAGTAAACTATGAAACATGGGTAAAAATGGAATATTGCAGACAGTGTAACAATCAAAAGTTTCCTGATGATGCAATGATTGAAATGGAGATCACGGCATACTATCAGATCGCTAAGAGTGACAGCAAGAAAAAGAAGCAGATGAAATTAGACAATGTGATCCGACCAACAAAAAAGCCAGATATGGATAACATCGTAAAGATCATAGCCGATCCGCTGAATGGGATTGCATATCATGATGATTCGCAGATCGTTAACTGTTCGATCAAGAAATTCTTTTCAGATCAGCCAAGGGTTGAAGTGAAAATAAAGCAATTAAGCTAGGAAGGAGGGCTAGGCTATGGGATTTAAGCTTTATACAGAAGAATTCAAGCAGAAGGTTGTAGAGGCATATAAGAGTGGTATGAAAATATCAGAGGTTGCAGAAACGTTTGGAGTATCCACCAGTGCGGTAAGCAGCTGGGCAAGTGGAAAGAAAGACAAACGATTAATGTTCACAGCCGAACAGAAAAAAGAATTTGTAAAGTATCGGATACAGCACAATATCCCATATGAAGATATGGCAAAGCGGATAGGAATTGTTACAGATACTTTAAAGAACTGGGAACATGATTACTTCTTTGATGTTATGGAAGAGATCGCAAAAGAAAATCGCAGATTCCAGAAGAAAGAGAGATTCGGGAGAGCGAATTGGACTTATGTAGGAACAGGCGGTTACTTTTCATAACAACGTTAGCCAGACAGCTTAATTTTCTATCCGATGTGATCCTAAGAAACTATTAACAAGAGAGTTATTATCTAAATCAAAAGCAACTTTTAAATATTAAAAATAACAATTTGCAAGAAAGGTAATTGTAAACATATTTTTTCAAAATGTCTTGTGAATTTGCACCAGCTCAAGACGAGGTTATTACAATTATTAAAATTAATTTCACAAACGGAATTACAAAAAAACATACACAGGATCAGATAAATATATTATAGAATCGGGCGAAATAAAGAGAATAAGCGATCAGATAAATATTATTATAGATCGGATAGAAAATTAAGTTGTCTGGGCAGTATTAGGAAGGACAGGCACACACAGTTAATGAGAGAAACAAGGAAATATACAGGAAGGAGCGTGAACAACTATGATGGTAGCAGGCTATGAGCATGAGGGCTTTGTTATTCCGGACGAAGAGTCTAAGGATTATATCTGGAAGAAAGTAAGAGGAAATGAAGAAACAAAAACAGAGCTTCTCGAATATATGTGGGATGTGATCATGGATGATAGAAAAGAGAGAGAAAAGCTGAAAGAGTGGTTCTTTGATGGAGTTTGTCATCTTGTAGAGTGTGACGATCAGGGAAGAGTCAAGGGATACTTTGAGCAGTAAATAGGAGGTATGAGAATGAACGAACAGATTACAGTAAATTTAAATAATTTTACCGAAGAAGAAAGAGAACAGTTCAAAAAGCTGTTAGAAAAAGGAAACAAGGAAAGTCGTGTGTGGAAGCCTAAAAAAATAGACCAATATTACTACATAAACGATTTTACCGATGTATGTACAGATACTTGGCAAGAAGCCGGTGCTGATTATAAAAGATTTAAAATTGGAAATGTATATAAAACGAGAGAGGAAGTGTGCTTTGCATTAGAAAGAGCAAAGGTAAAAGCAGAACTGGAAAGATATGCTTTAGAACATAATGACCCAGATTATAGCGGAAATGATTATTACTATATAATAATGAACACAGGAGTAAAAGATACAAGTGTTTTAGAATATTGGAAAGCGAAAGTTGAAGGAGCAACACATTTTACATCGGAGAAAATTGCTAAAGATGCAATTGAAGCAGTAGGAAAAGAAAGAATCTTGAAATATTTGTTCGATGTAGATTGCGAGGAGGAAACAAATGATTAACAGTAATATCCTTAGCCCTGAATTTGAAAGGTGGTGTCGCTTATGAATTTAGAAAGAGAGAAAAAGAATTTCAAGGATCATAAAGCGACGTTTACAGATTTCGGGAACATAAAGATATTAGACTTCCAAAAACCAAATAGTTCATATTATAGAATCAGATTTTTATTTGAAGAGGATTTTTACAGATTGCATATTTCCGGCGATCTTGGAGAATTAATTGCAGTAAATTATTGCAATATGTGCTGGGATAAGTTTGAGGATTTCACAGACAATATCGGGTATTTTGATGAAAAAATAATCTGCCATAATAGACCAATTTTTGCATATGATTATGAAACAGCAAAAGCAGATGTTATGAAACACATAAAAGAATACGATCTTTATGATGAGGTTATAGACGATCAAGACGAGTTTATGTCAGAAGAAGATATAGTCGAAGAATTTTTAGAAGATGTCTTTGATGATTTTACAGAAGAAAGAGGAATCGGACACTATGGATATGAAAAGCTTTCAGAGATTGATCCAGACATTTTTGAAGTTATTGAAGATTTTGGTAAGAGATCGACAGGAATACTTGACTTGTACATGCTGGCTTTCAAATTAGCAAAAGAACAACTGAAAGAGGTGGAATAAGATGAACATTGGAAAAGCGTTTGCAGTATTTCAACAAATAGAGTCTAAAAAATATACAAAAGATGAAAAGTACGAAGCGATACATGATGTAATAAATGCTGCGACAATAAACAGTATCACAAAAAAGCAGGTGTTAAATGTAGTGTCATGGTTGTTCAATAAGCAACAAAAATATAGATGGCACGACTTAAGAAAGAATCCTACTGATCTGCCAGATGTTCCTCATCCTGAAAGAACGTGGTTTGAGGTTGTTCAGGAAGATAACGAAGACTGCATACCACGAGCAACAATGCAGTATGATGACGAATACGGATTCGGATTTTATCAAGAAATTTATGCCGCACGAAGTTTTGGCTATGTAGATACAGAGTTTAAAACAGTAGAAGAGTTAAATCTAGCACCGGTCGTAGCATGGAAAGCAATAGAAGGGTTTGAAAGTGAAACGGAGTGATAAATAATGATAGGAGATATATTAAAGGATACAAGAGCCATATATGGTTATAAAGCAGTTGAAATGAGTAAATTGCTTGGAATCTCACAAAGTTATCTTTCAGAGATTGAGAACAATAAGAAACAGCCACCGTTAGAACTTCTTAAAAAGTATTCTAAAATCTATGGAATGAAGTTATCATCGTTGATCTTAATATCTGAAAATTATGACGATGCAAAAGAGGCTAATAAGAGTGATAAATTTATAAGGAGAATGATGATAAAACTTATTAGAAAGATGACTCCAGAGATCGTTGATGAAAGTGAGGAAGAAAATGCTGATATTAACAGAAAATGAAGAAATAATAAACCTTGATAATATTGCAACTGTATTTCTTAGCGTAGAGACATCAGAATGTGCAGTTATTACCACAGAGCAACACAGATATGCGGTTAACTGTGAATTATTAAATGGCGACCAATATGCTATTAAGGAATATAAAACAAAGCAAGAAGCAAAAGAAGCGTTAGATAAAATCCTGAACCAGTGTGACAGAGGGCATAATGTAATTAGAATTTAGCAATCATTAAAGAAATCGGAATGGAACCGAATTTTAAAGAGATTGTCAGAACAAAACAGGTCGTTATCAAATAGGAGGAAGAACGTGATTACAAAGACGCAATTCAAGGACGCATGCAAAAAGGCAGCTATTTATACAATTATGAGCCATCCAGAAAGAATCAGTGATAATTGCATAAACGATGAAGAAGTGGCAGGAATCCTAGTAAGATTTTACAAAAGAATTTATAAAAAAGTATATGGAGAAAATGAGGAATCAATAGATGTAAATGACATAAATAAAATATACGTTATCGCATTTGAATGTTTATACAAAGATGATGGAATAACGCCAAATTATGTAATATATCAAGAAAATATGTTGTGTTTAACAAGCATAAATGCTTTATATGAAATTTTAAGAAGCAAAATCGAAGATGATTATTGCGAATTAGAAAGAGACATTGACGGTTTATTAAATATGTGGAGTGACGACTAACAAGGTGGAATAAAGGAGGTTACAGAACATGGGAAAGACAATAGAAAAAATAGAGAGTGTAGCAAAGACGTTAAATGGACGACACATGCCGAAACCTTACGAAGTGTACAAACACTTTAAAGGGAACTTATATGTTGTCCTTAATGTTGCTTGTCATACAGAGACAAATGAATTACTTGTAGTATATGCTGCTACAAAAGAAATGCAAAGAATCTATGCAAGACCATTAGAAATGTTTATGAGTGAAGTAGATCACGAAAAATATCCTGATGTAAAGCAAACATACAGGTTTGAAAATATGATGGAGGTTTAATCTATGATCGTAGGATTTTTAAGTGGATTATTCATTGGATCGGTAGCTGGTGCAGCAGTAATGACTTTATGTCATGCAGCGAAAGAAAGGGATGATCTATGAGCAACAGAAAGACGATAACAGAATTTCTAGGAAAGCTGTTATACGAAGAAAAATTATGTGGTATGGGGATGTACTGGGCGAAAGAAGTAGTTGTAGATTACGGATCATCAAAAGCTAAGACAAAAAGAATTGATTTTATGCAGTATATACCAGACGGACAGTGCAGCATATCGTCCCTGGAAAAAGGAATTTTCATTTGCTATGAAGTAAAAAGCTGCAAAGAAGATGTTTACAGCGGAAATGGACTAAATTTCTTGGGAGAGAAAAATTATATAGTAACAACAATGCAGTGTTATGAAGATCTATTGCCAGACATTCAATCTGGAAAGTTGGACAGATACATAAAACAAAATCATCCAGAGTCTTATAATCATTATGGAATCATGGTTGCCATGCCTAGAGGATGTTGGAAAGCTGACAAATCTGATAAGAAAATAACGGATAGAAGCATAACGGATGAATGGCATTTAGTTATTATGAAAAAATGCGGTAAAGCATTAAGGAGAAAAAGCTTAGTAGAATTATTATTTTGTATGCTTAGAGCAAAAGGAGAATGAAAAATGTTTAAAGTCAAGAAGAAATCAACAGAGAAGATATATACAGTATTTGCTGTCCAGAAAGATAAGTTCGAGTGTACGGAATTTCTTATTTACGATGATATATGGGGCTGGGTATGGCGATCTCCGTTAGATTATGTGCCAGTGGAGGTAGAGAATGAATAAGCGACAGGCAAAGAAGGAAAGAGACAAGCTAATAATAGCAGGAAGAACGTATAAAGGAACAAGACTTAAGAAAAGGCACGACAAGAAAATTTGGGGAATGTTAAAGAAAAATTTCGACAACTGCGAAAAATTAAGATCACTAACTCTTTATAATCAACGCAAAAAAAACAGAAGATATCGCACTGAAAAATGGGAGGAAGAAAATTTATACCAAGAATGTAGAAATTGCAGACATAAATATTCTACACTCGAATGTGAATTATGCGTAAATTTTGATATGTACGAGGAGGCTCTATGACAAGAGCAGAAAAAATAACAGAATTGTATAACTATTGTAATATACATGGTTGTTGTGAGATATGCAAATTAGAAGATTTGTCACTAGGATGCAACTTTCAAGAAATGGCGGATACGACAATAAATGCTTTGTATGAGATAATAGAAAAATATGTCGTTGATGGGATATTATATAGGCTTAACAATTTGAAAAATATTAAGAAGTTAAACGAAACGGAGGAAGGAATATGGAGAGATTAACAGAATACAGCTGTGGAGTAGCAGTTATCAGAAACAAAAGCCTTATCAATAAGGCAATGTATGATCTTGCACACTATGAAGATACAGAGTTGACACCAGAAGAAGTCGAAGAATTGAAACAGGCGAGTAAGAATGTTCAAGTAGATTATTCATTATTGGATTATTACAAAACATTAGGAACACCGAAAGAGTGTAGAGAGGCACGAGAAAAGCAGAAGCCACACAAGATTAAGTTCAAACAATGGGAGGATACAAAGTGTGTATGCGGATATGAGTTCTCAAGAGACCTTGGGGATGGATACCATGACATTCCGATCGAAAGAAAAACGAAATACTGCCCTGATTGCGGTCAGAAATTGCAGTGGGATGAATAAATAAAAAAGCCGCTTCCTAAGAAACGACTACTGAAAAGAAAATCAATTAACTAAATTATATCATTTAAATATAATCAATGTCAATTTAGGAGGGCGGCATAATGGGAAAAGAAAACATTCTTACACAGAAAGAGAAGGCGATCGTAAAAGAAGCAGTAAAAGCATACAGAGATACCATACTGGATGAAGAAAAAAACGTAGATAAGATTCTTGCGAAAAACATCCGTAAAATGCTTACGAATTACAGAAGGACGAAAGCAAAGTTGGCAGATGAAGCAGTGCTAACGAAAGAGGAAGAAAGAGAGCTTAGATATGAGTGTATAAAAGACCTAATGGGGAATGTCGATCAGCAGCTTATGAAAAGTGAAAGACGGATCATGCGTAATGAAGAAGAAAGACGTATGGAACTGTTTAAGATTAAGCAGTTAGAAAGAGCAGTTGAAATGTATAAAAAAGAGTGCGATGAATCATCCAGTTATGAAGATTTAAGAAGATGCAGAGAAATTTACGGCTTATACATAGATAAGGAGAAGAAATCAGTATCAGAAATTGCAGAAGAAGAGAGAATCAGCGAGAAAACAGTGTATAAAGATGTCAGCGTGGCGTGTAAAATTATTGCTGTATATTATTTCTAAAAGTCCCTAAAAATGGGAGTTCAAGTAATCTTAATTGTAATTAGAAATTCGTAAATTTTGGCGGTAGAAAATTGGTAGGTTCTAAATAGAAATCAAACGTGGTAGTATGATATTAGCCTAAAAACCCCAAATACCGTCTTGATTAATTATGGACACGAAAAGGATTGTCAGAAATGATGATCCTTTTTTTGTATGTAAATATTTAGAAAGGATATGAACAAAATGACACAAGCAGTTAACAATAATATTGAAATTACGATGCGTAAGATCGAGGAATTAACGCCTTACGAGAATAATCCAAGGAACAACGACATGGCTGTTGATGCAGTCGCAGAATCAATCAAGCAGTTTGGTTTTAAAAATCCAGTCATCATTGACAAAGATGGCGTGATCGTAGCTGGGCATACTCGATATAAGGCAGCAAAGAAGCTTGGAATTACTGATATACCATGTATCAGTGCAAATGATTTATCAGACGAGCAGATCAAAGCATTCAGACTGGCAGACAACAAGACTGCAGAGCTGGCAGAATGGGACGAAGATTTACTTGGTAAGGAAATGTCGGGAATCATTAACATTGATATGAGTCAGTTCGGATTTTCGGTGGGAGAGGATGAACTGGGAGAGGAAGTTCAGGATGATAAATATACTTTGAAAGTGGACATACCGCAGTATGAGATCACAGGAGATTGTCCAGAGATATCCGATATGCTAGACAGTTCTAAAGCCGACGAATTAATAGAGGAAATCAACAGCACGGAGAATATACCAAGTGACGTAAAAGAGTTCCTTATTCAGGCGGCTAGGAGGCATAACGTATTCAATTACAGAAATATCGCAGAGTATTACGCACACGCAGAGCCGGAAGTGCAAAAGCTGTTTGAAAAGTCAGCACTCGTAATAATTGATGTGAACAATGCGATTGCAAATGGATATGTACAGTTGACAAGTGATATTGCAGATATCATGGAGGGCGAGGAATGATCTATATAGTATTGGGAGCTTCGTGTTCAGGAAAGTCAACCTTAGTTGTTAATACGTGGATGAAAGGAAGTAATCAAAGAGAGTTTAAAGATATTCTTACGGTGCTTGAGACTGAAAAAGCGTATTTGATTGGAAAATGGCTTTATGATGCACGAGTAAAAGGATTGGATAGAATATCGAGAAAGCAAATTCCATTGATTGTAAAGCAGGTAAAAAGGATAATAGGGAAGGGCAAAGACATTGTATTGGAAGGAGATAAAGTTGCGGCAGAACCAATACTAAATGAGTTGTTAAAAATGAATGTGCAGTGCCAGCTGTATTTGATAAAATGCACGAAAGAAACTTCTATATCAAGGAATAGAAGGAATGGTTCTACACAGAAAGAATCTAGTATAAAGGCTGTAGCACAAAAGGCTGAAAATTTATTTTGGAAATTTGCTCAAAAAATGAACGGAGGAATAATTTCTACAGAACATCAGCCAGTGTGGGAAAATTTTTCTTTAAAAACAGTACATCCTTATTATCCATACGATAACAGTAATAATGGAAATATGAGGGATGATTTCGCAGTATTCATACTGACACATGGTCGAGCTGATAATGTCGTTACTGTTCCAGCAATTAAAAAGGCTGGGTATACGGGTAAGATATATTACATCATAGATGATGAGGACGATCAGGCAGAAGAGTATAAAAAGAACTTTGGAGCAGATCAAGTGATCGTATTCAATAAACAGGAAGCATATGACAGGGCAGACACAATGGATAATTTTAATGATCATAGGGCGATCATCTATGCACGTAATGAGTGCTGGAGAATTGCAGAAAAGCTTAGATTAAAATACTTCCTGATGCTAGACGATGATTACAGAAGTATTGATTATCGGTATGAGGAGGACGGAAAGCTGAAATCCAAGCCGTTACATGACTTAGACAGAGTGTTTGAAAGCATGATTCAGTTCTTAGAAGTATCGGGAGCTGATACAGTAGCATTTTGTCAGGGAGGAGATTTCATCGGAGGCGTAGACGGAGGAAAATTTAAAAAAGAATTATTACGGAAGGCAATGAACAGTTTCTTTTGTAAGACAGATACGCCGATAGAGTACAGGGGGACCATGAACGAAGATGTTGTAACGTACACGACATTGAGCAGTAGAGGACACCTGTTCTTTTCATATACAAAATATTGTGTCGTACAGTTACCTACGCAGAGTTTGTCTGGAGGTATGACAGATGCGTATAAAGAAGGTGGAACATACCTGAAATCATTTTATGCGATCATGAGTATGCCGAGTTCCGTAAAGGTCAGCATGATGTACACGAAGCATAAGAGAATACATCACAGGGTAAACTGGGAGCACACAGCTCCTAAAATCCTGAACGAGAAGTGGAGGAAAGAGAGAAAGGAGGAAAGCTAGGAAGATGAACAGAAATATAACTGGCGATAAGATGTTAAGTCACATAGACAGGATCGTTGGAGAGAAGAAACCTATAACAGCAGATATATTCCTGACAAATTACTGTAATAATAAATGTCCATATTGCACATACGGACGTTGGGAGCTGGATACAGACGTTCAATCAATGAAGTATGAGGAATTTATCACATATGCAAAAAAACTGGTAGCTATGGGCGTACAGGGATTCATACTGACAGGTGGAGGAGAGCCGACCATCAATCCAGACTTTGAAAAGATCGCTGAATGGTTAACAGAGAACAATATCCAGTGGGGGATCAATACAAACTTCAATAAGCTGGTTAAAGTAAAGCCAAATTATTTAAAAGTATCCTTAGATGCATACAGTAATGAGAGTTACAAGAAGTTGCGAGGAGTGGAAGCATATGAAAAGGTAAGAGATAACATAAAGGCATATGCAGCATGGAAGAAAGAGAACAGCCCCGATACGTCGCTTGGAATACAGCAGCTTGTAAAAGATCCAGAAGATGCAAAGAGGTTTTATGAAGCAAATAAAGATCTGGATGTTGATTACATAGTTTTTAGACCAGTGGAAAGTACAGGCGGAAGCTATTACAAGGATGAGAAGAGGCAGAGAGAGGCAGAAGAGATAAGAAAAGTTGTATCAGATATGGCAAGGGAAGATGAAAGAGTAACACTCAATTTTAAATGGGGGTTGCTCGACAGGCAGGAGAAGAGATGCACCGCAAGCTGGGCACAGATAGCCCTGAATGAAAAAGGCGAGGTCATGTACTGTTGTCATAAGCCGTATCAGATTATAGGTCATATACTGGATGAAGATATTCTGACAAAGAAAATGGAGGCAGTAACGGATATGTCGATGTGTGATATACCTTGTAGAATGACAGCCCCAAATCTGGAGGTCGAAAAGATGGAACAGGCGAGAAAAGATGCCTGTTTTATTTAGTTTTATCTAAGTTAATAACGAAGCGAGGTGGTGGCATTGGCTAATGACGAAAATCTGATACCTATGAACCGCCGAACAAAGAGCGAACGAAGAGAAATTGCTTCAAAAGGTGGAAAAGCATCTGGAGAAGCAAGAAGAAAAAAAAGGGATATGAGACAAGCAGCAGAGATGTTGTTAAATATGCCGGTGTCGAATAAGCAATCAACCATGAAAGCAACGCTGACAGCCTTAGGAATTAACGAAGAGGACATGGACTATAGCATGGGTGTTTTGGCTGCAATGCTGGTACAGGCTGCAAATGGGAATGTAAAAGCTGCAACGTTTCTAAGAGATACAGCTGGACAGAACCCAGCACAGCAGAGAGACGAGGAGATCACAGAAGATACAACACAGGTAGAAATCTACTTGCCGGAGAAGGAGGACGATGATGAGTAAAACTAAGATCATACGACCGCAGAAAGGTCCGCAAGAAAGATTCCTTTCTACAACAGCTGATATTGCTATTTATGGTGGTGCTGCTGGTGGTGGTAAGTCCTACGGATTACTGATTGAGCCTCTAAGATATAAGGACAACAAAAGGTTTGGTGCTGTAATATTCCGACATGAGTACAAGCAGATATTTAACCAAGGAGGTCTGTGGGATACGAGCAACGATGTATATGGAGACATACATGGAGCACAAGGAAGATACAGTGCTGGTATGTGGAGATTTAAAGACGGAATGACAATAGCATTTGACTATATCAACAGAGACGATGATCTACAGAAGTGGCAAGGATCACAGATCACGATGATCGGCTTTGACGAGCTTACTCATTTCTCTGAAAAACAGTTCTTTTATATGTTGTCCAGAAACCGTAGTATCTGCGGAGTAAAGCCATATGTGCGAGCAACATGTAACCCCGATGCTGATTCATGGGTTGCGGATTTCATATCATGGTGGATAGATCAGGACACAGGTTATCCGATCAAGGACCGATCAGGCAAAAAGAGATGGTTTGTTCGTATTGACGAGCATGTTATATGGGCAGCTACAAGAACAGAAGCAGTGCAGATTGCCCTTGATGCTAATATAGACAGGGAAGAGGCAGAAACAATGCCGAAATCAGTTACATTTATTATGTCCACTTTGGATGATAATAAAATCTTGATGAAAGAGAACCCCGGTTACAAAGCAAACTTATTAGCGTTGACGGAAGTTGAGAGAGAAAGGCTCCTCCGTGGTAACTGGAAGATCAAGGCTGCCGCAGGCTTGATGTATAAGCGAGTAAAGGTAAACATGCTTGAAGAGATACCAAACGACGTTATTAAGTGGGCTAGAGGCTGGGACCTTGCAGCTACATCCGAAGATGAGAAGGGCGATCCGGCATATACAGCTGGTGTCCTTATCGGGAAAAGGAAGAACGGGCGATATATTGTTGCTGATGTGATCAATAAGAGACTTAGTTCGGCTGGTGTGCGTGAGATAATAAAACAGACGTGCATCACAGATAAGTCAGGACATAAACGAGTATCGACAAGACTTCCACAGGACCCAGGACAGGCTGGTAAAGATCAGGCACAGAGCTTTTTAAAACTTTTAGCTGGGTTCAGCGTTAAATGTATTCCTGAATCTGGGGATAAGGTTACAAGAGCAGCACCGTTCTCTGCACAGTGGTTAGGCCTTGAAGGAATGGACAAGGGCAACGTTGATGTGCTGATAGCCCCATGGAACGAGATGTATTTCAATCAGCTTGAAGCATTTCCTGAATCGAAATTCAAAGATATGGTAGATGCAACGAGTTCGGCGTTTGCGGAATTAGAATCAGGTAATACGATCACAGCACCAAGTAGTTTACCTGATACACGAGATAGTTACTGGACATAGGACAGGAAGGAGGAACAACATTGTATGATGAAATAGGTCGCATCGGTCAAAATCGGTGGGGCGGTAGCTTTTACGAAGAATTTCTTTCAGAGTTGAGAGGACAACGTGGAGTTAAAGTATATACCGAAATGGAATCCAACGACGATGTGGTAGGAGCAATTATATTTGCATTAGATACTTTATTAAGACAGGCTACGTTTTCGGTCGAACCACAAGGGGATGATCAGGCAGATATCAAGGCAGCAGAATTTATAGAAAGCTGTATGAATGATATGCAAGATACTTGGACTGATACAGTCTCTGAAATCCTATCATTCCTTACATACGGCTGGTCGTATCATGAGATCGTATATAAGAGGAGATCAGGGCGAACAGGAAACCCTAAGACGAATAGTAAATATGATGATGGTTTAATCGGGTGGAGAAAACTTCCTATCCGATCACAGGATTCGCTGTATCAGTGGGAGTATGACGATGAAGACAACCTTATCGGTATGACGCAGATGCCACCGCCAAATTTTGGACTTTTTACGATCCCATTGGAAAAGGCAATCCATTTCAGGACCCGATCAAGAAAAGGCAATCCAGAAGGACGAAGTATTCTTAGAAATGCTTATCGTTCTTGGTACTTCAAGAAAGGCATTCAGGAGTTTGAAGGAATCGGGATTGAACGAGACCTCGCCGGTATACCGATGGTTACACCGCCGGAAGGTGTTGACCTGTACAATCCAGATGATCAGGAAGGATCAAGAATGTTGGCATGGGCAAATAGTTTGGTAAGAAACATCCGACAAGACAAGAGTGCTGGTATTGTGTTACCACCGGGATTCAAGTTTGAGCTTGTTTCCACAGGTGGAAGCAGACAAATTGATACGAACGAGATCATAAAGCGTTATGATAGCCGCATAGCAATGACAACGCTTGCGGATTTTATTCTGTTGGGGCATGAACACACTGGATCATTTGCATTGTCCGATGATAAGACAGAGCTATTTGCTGTAGCGATTGGATCATACCTTGACATTATCTGTGAAGCGTTTAATAACCAAGCGATCCCAAGATTAATTGATCTAAACGGAGAACATTTCAAGGGGATCACAGACTACCCGAAGATGGTTCACGGAGATATTGAAAAGATCGACATGAACAAATTAGCACAGTACATCCAGACGATGGTTGGCACTGGTGTATTGATCCCAGACGATGAATTGGAAACATATGTTCGAGAAGCCGCTAATTTGCCACCAAAGGTAGCTAACGATGAAAGATTCATTGATCCTGACAGAGAAGATCAGCAGACAAACGATCTTGGATCACAGGGAAATAATGTACACCCAGAGAACAATCAGGACGTTGCCGAAGATGATGGAAAGGTACAGGAAGCCAAGAAACGATTAGGAAGGAGCTGATTATATGTTCCTATTCCGAAAGGTTAAGAAGCGTGGATCGATGAAGCCAAATGATGTGAAAGAAGCATTAGAGAGGTTTCTTAATAGCAGCAGTCCAGAATTAACACGCTTGCTGGTCAGGTATTGGAAGGATCAGCAGACGGTTTTTACATTTAAAGAGATCAGAGAAGCTATTCAGGCTGGTGTGATCTCCAAGAAATCTGTAGAAGAATGGCAACAGGATTATTCAAAACTGGTTCATGATAAGATTGCACCAGAGATGGTTAAAGCAATGAAAGCTGGTGCTAAAAATCAAAACCAGCACAAAGGAATAGACATTGGATATAAATTTGATGCAGATCATTGGGCGGTATCTGATTGGTTGGAAAAGCACACAGCTGAGCTTGTAACGAATTGTACAAGAGTACAGAAAGATGCAATTCAGTCAATGATCGATATCGGAATAAGAAAACATATGGGAACAGATGAGCTTGCAAGGTTTATCCGTCCTTGTATTGGTTTAACGAAGCCACAGACACAAGCGGCTATGAAATACTATGAGAATATCAAGGAAGAGCTTACTAAGAAACATCCTAGGACAAGTCCAGAGAAGATCGAGAAAATGGCGAGAGATAAGCAAATGAAGTATGCAGAGAAAAGGCTAAGAGAAAGAGCCGTCACGATCGCACAGACCGAAAGAGCGTTTGCATATGAGTATGGCAGATATCAGCATATAAAGAATCTTGTCGATCAAGGCATATTGCCACCACAGGATAAAAAATGGTCTGCCGCGGGAAGTGAGAATACATGCAGCACATGTAGAGAACTGAACGGCAAAGTTGTTGGAATGGACGAAGAATTCACTCCAGGAAAGTTGCTTCCGCCACTGCATCCGAGGTGTAAATGCTGTGTTATGTATGTCAATTCAAAATCTATGGCTGCAGCGTATGAAACAGAAGAAGATGAACTGCGAGAGTACAGCACAGAGGAAATAGAGACTCTTGCTAATAAAATGTCAGAGATTGCAGACAAACATCTTGATCTTGAAAGCTCATGGAGTGGAAAGGTCGTAGTTGATGATGATTCTGGTGTTTATGGTATCCAGTGGAACGGAGATATTATAACCAGACATGAAACAGCCCCACATATTTTGTTACATGAACAGTTACACGCTAGATCAGTTACAAAATATGATCGTAAAATGTATAAACAGTATGAGAACATGGAAGAGGGTTCGGTACAGTTTGCAGCACAGGAGATTAGCAAGAAAGAGAATATACAAATTCTTGAATCACAGTACGATCATATGACAGAAGCTTTAAGAAATATAAATAAAGTTGCTGGGTTATTTAAAAATGATTATGATTTTGCAATGAAGCTTATTTCTGTTCCGTTACCAGATAGGTATGACTGGCTGAATAATATGATCTATGATAAAATGATGTTATCAGGAAATATTGAAGATTATCAGAAGGTATCGCACTGGATGGAGGCTTTAGAAAATGGAAAAACATCTTGAATTAAAAGAAAGATTCGATCAGCTAATGAAACAAGATATGGATGTATCAGAACACGAACAAGAATGGTTTGAATTACTGGACGATATGCATGAATGGTTAAAGGATAAGACAATTCCGAGAAATATTCGTAGGCAGTTTGAACCTTTAGGGATGTTAGAAGTAACTATGAAAATCTGTGACGGAATCCATTACGCAAATGGAACTGGACGATATGCAAAGAAAGAAGAATGATGAAGTACAAAGCAATAGAGCAGACAATTCAGGCAGTGCAGATCACACCCGATATTGAGATGATCGCCCCTGACTTGCTTGCTAAGAAAATGAATACCGAAGAAATTATGATAGATCGTGCACAGCGTGACGGAGCAATCTCCGTTATTGGATGTACGATCTATTTTAATGCACGGAGATATAAAGGCAGCAGACTTGTTGCAAGAATCGGAGACTATGTTGTAAAAGATTCAGTCGGTCGATTAAATGTAGTTCGTAAGAATGACTTTGATCGGCTGTATAAGAAGGAGGAAGTATGAGATATTTTAACGATTATATACGATCCCCAGCACAGACACAGGACAGTATACGAAAGTCCTTGAATCGAGTAGATATTACTAAGAAGGACGAAGAAAAGCAGTACGTCTTTGGATGGGCTAAGATTGCAGTCGATGAGAACGGAAAACAGCTGGTTGACCGCCAGAACGATTTAATTGATCCGGAAGAACTAGAACAGACAGCATATACCTATGTAGAGTTCTATCGTGAAGCCGGAGAGATGCACGAGCGAGGCGGTGCAGGCGTTCTGATCGAGAGTATTATATTCACTAAGGAAAAGATGAAAACTCTCGGTATAGAGGAAGGTACGTTGCCTGAAGGCTGGTGGGTTGGTTTCCACATCACAGACGATGAGGTCTGGGCAAAGATTAAGGACGGAACTTATACGATGTTCAGTATTGAGGGCAAAGCGAAACGTATTGAAGTCGAGGAGGAAGAATGATGGACAAATATATCGGTGCAAAATTGATTCAGGCAGAACCAGAAAGAAATCCGATCACAAAGGAAATCACAGGATACAAGGTTGTATACCCAGATGGGTACGAATCATGGTCTCCGAAAGATGTTTTTGAGAAAGCATATATGAAAGTGAATGATAATAAAAATCTTCCATCTGGAGTAAGTATCGGACCAGAAATGGTCGATGATTTTATTGCATCTACGGAGACAATCACGATGGGAGAGACAACAACAGTTGTTCGTTGTGTGCTTCGAAATGGTTTTGATATCGTGGAATCATCTTCGTGTGTTGATCCAAAGAATTACGATGAAAAGATCGGCAAAGATATTTGCATGGGAAGTATCAAAAACAAGATCTGGGAACTGTTAGGATTTTTGCTGCAACAGGCATGGCAAGGAATTAACTAGGAGATGATCTCATTCTTAAGATTAAGAAATCACACCGACAGGATGAATGGATCGTATACAACCCTGATTGCTTTGAATTGCACCATACGCACTGTAGGAATAAAAGAGTTGCGATCGCAATTAAGAAGAATGTAGAACGTAGAAGAGTTCCAACATCCAGAAATCTAAGGACCTTGGAAAGCCACATAAGGCTGACTGGGAATAAGAACTATAAAAGAAAGATTCAGAAGATCATTGAGGAAGTGAAATCTGAAATGAGAAACTGAAATTTATTCTAAAATTAAGTGAAATCTGAAATGAAAATAGACCATTTTGCAAAAAATGCAAATTGGTCTATTTTTGTGTTTAAAATTGCAATAAAGTGTCGTTAGAAAGGAGGAAACATGAAAACAAAGGGAAAGACAAAGCTGGAAGATCTGGAAGTAAAAAAGATCGATGCAGTAGATATCGGAGCAGATCAGAAAGCAAATATCCTGATTAAAAAGAGAGGAGGTACAGGAGAGCCGAAGGGAAACTTTTTCAAGAGATTCTTTAATGCGTTTTGTGACAGCTTAGGAGTAAATTCAGAAGATGTCAGAAAGTCCATGGAAGATGAAGCAACATCCTTTGATGATGTAATGAACGAAAAAAAGATCTATGACGTAAGGGATCAGATCTGGAATGCTTGTAACTCTCTGGAGCAGTCGATCGTGTCAATCTTACTCGATAAAGAGTGTGAGGATAAACAGGCAGCAATCGCACAGAGCATTGATCAGTTTAAGGCATTTTCGGATGATGCATCCAAGTCTTGGATCAAATTAGAACGTGCAGCAACAGACAAAGAAGATACTGTTGTTGCGGATGATTTTGAGATCGCAAAAATGCAAGAAGTCATTGAAAAATCTTGTGATCCAGAAACTATTAACAAAGAAAAAAAAGAAAAGGAGAATGAAATGGCATTTGATATTTCAAATATGACAGAGGAAGAAAAGAAAGAAGCATTAAAAGCATTACAGGATGATGCAAATGCAAAAAAAGAGGATACTGCAAAAAGAGCTGATATTGATGGACAGGTTCAGGAAGCAGTGAATAAAGCAATGAATAAAGCAATGGAAGGTGTTACAAAGAACTTCACTTCTATGATGGAGAAGATCATGGAACCAATCCAGAAGAGAGCAGAGGAAGCAGAACAGAAGTCCTTAGAAGAAGTTGCTAAGAAGTATGAACTCTTAGGAACAAAAGCAGAGGAATTAGTGCCAGTTCTGAAATCCATGAAAGCAACATCCGATGAAGCATATAACAACTTCATTGCATCCATGGATAACAACCTTGCGGTAATTAAGAAATCAGGTCTGTTTGAGGAAATCGGTAAATCTGGTGGAGCTCACACAGGAAATGACGATACAGAAGGTGTTGCAAAGATGAACGCAAAGGTAGCAGAGATCAAAAAGTCTATGCCAAACCTTACTGATGCACAGGCACAGGATATCGTTATGCAGAATGATCCTGAATTAAGAGCAATGTTCGATAAATAAGAAAGGAGGTACAGAGAAGATGGCAAACAGAACATATGAATACAATCCAACTGGTGGAAGCCCAGTGATCAATGTTACAGCTGGAGCAGAACTAAAAACAGCCGTAGCAGTTTTATTAACAAAAGATGGAGCGAAACTCCCTGAAGCCGGAAAGAAAGCAACAGGAATTGTGCTTCTTGGAGATGAAACAGCATCCAAAGGCGATGATATTACTGTTCAGATCAGAAATCAGGGCATGTGGACCGCTGGTGCAGCGTTTGATTCTGGAGATTTCCTTGCTGTTGATGAAGAGGGATTATGCCAGAAGGCAACAACAGGGCAGTACATCTTAGCTATGGCACTGACACCAGCGACAGCAAAAGGAGACATCGTAAACGTTGCGATCATCCATGCTGGATATGAAGCATAAATAAAGGAGGAATGAAATAAATGAACACAGGACATAACAACGCAGCAGCAATCGCAGTTGATATTGCGAAAGGATGGAAACCTAACTATTACTTAACAAATATGGCAATGTCATATTTTCAGGCACCGGGAATGAATGTTGCACCAAGCATCTTTCCGATCCTACCAGTGCAGGCAAGTACAGGAAATTACTATATTTTCAACAAGGAAGAGATTGCAAAAGATCAGGTAAAGAGAAAGCCTAAGTTCGGAGCAGTAGATCCGGCTGTATTCTCTCATTCAGATGATACTTACAAATGTGAGGTAGATCAGATCATCGTCGGAGTAGATAACATCACAGCTCTGGATTACCAGAGAACTGGAGCACCAGCAACGATTGATCCGAGACGTGCAAAGGTAAAACAGGTTTCAGAACAGATGAATCTGCACCTTGATATGGTCTTTGCAAACAAGTTTTTCAATGCTGACGCATGGGCAAATGTTAAGACAGGAGAAGCAACAGCTTCAACATCTAAACAGTTTGTGCATTTTGATGATGCAAACGCGGACATCGTAGGTCAGTTTGATGAGATGAAGAAAGAAATCCTTTTAAACGGACGTAGAATGCCTAACAAATTATGCTTAGGATACAGAGCGTATAAGGCAATCAAAAATCATCCGCAGTTCTTAGAAAGAGTTACAGGTTCAGGGTCAACACCGAATCCAGCACTTGTTAACGAACAGGTAATTGCAGCGGTACTTGGTCTGGAAGAAGTAAAAGTTCTGTATGCAACTTATAATGCAGCAGAAATCGGTCAGAAAGCCGATATGAAATTTGTCTTTGACGATAACAGTGCATTATTAACTTATGCACCGAAAGAAGTAGATCTTGAAGAACCATCTGCCGGATATATTTATACATGGGATATGCTAGGAAACGGTCAATGGATGGCTACATCACAGTATGATGGACCAGGAGGATCACATTCAGAGTTCATCGAAGGGCTTATGGCAACGGATATGAAGAAAACTTCCGATGACCTTGCAACTTTCTTAACAGGATGTGTATCCAAGTAGGAGGTGCTTTATATGAATTATGTTGCATTAAAACCAGTAAACTTTGGTGGAAAGCGGTATAAGATCGGAGAGACTATTCCAGAGGGTGTCGTAGATGAACGACGCTCTCTTTTTTTAAAGAAGTCTGGACACATTGCAGAAGTAGCGAGCGTAAATGGAGCGTATGCAGAGGATTTAAATGTTAACCCTAACACTTTATCAATTCCTTTATTACAATCTAAGCACGAGCTTGCAGTGAACGCACAGCAGTTATTACAGTTCTTTGCCACAATTCAGAAAACAATGGAAGAGGCAAAAATTGAGATTGCGACCATGACAGAGGAAGCGGTCTTACAGCTGTTACATGAGATTGATTCGAGAAAAGGAATCAAGGCAGCAGTTGAAACAAGACTTGCCGATCTTTCCGTAGATTCCGATATTAATCCGGAAGAAACCGAAGAACCAGAAGAACAGCCGGAAGGTGGCGAGGAGAATGACGTATAACTATTTTCCAGAAGATATCAATTCCGATGATGTTATGAAAATGCGGTTTGAATTGGCGGATACTGATGTATCCAAAGATGAAATGTCAGCTGCACTTTCCGATGAAGAGATCACAGCTGTATTAGAGCAGTATCCAGATAATTTCAAAATGGCAAAATTGAAATTGCTAGAACACATGATGTTCAAATACGGACAGGACGTAGACAACAGTGTTGGTCCTGTCTCTTTTAATTTTGGGAACCGTATGAATTTTTGGAAACAGCTTTATGATGATCTGAAAAAGGAAATTGCATCTTCAAGCGTTGGAATCAAGCCGTATGAGAATGAAAAACGAAAGTATTTCTATATTGGCATGATGAATCATCCGGGAGGTGGACGATTTTGAAAATGGTATCCTTTGGCAGACCTTATCAGTACATGAAGTCTTTTCGTGTTTACTGGCAGGATACAGAAGTCATGGACGATGGCATGGTTGTAAAGGGAAATGAAAAAGAAGCTCCAGATGCGATCATAGACGGCATATTAGCCGAAGCAGATATGAAAACAATGGAAATCTGGAAACAAAACCAGTCCCCGATTAGCCATACGATTGTTTCTTATCATCCAGCAGTCAAGATAAGTAAGAATGACGTGTTATTGTTTGGGGATGATCCTTGTCACGATCATAAGTTTATTGTGAAAGGAACAAAAGACCCAGCTGGAACAGGGCAGTTTTCAATTTACTATGTGCTAGAAAGAAGTGATACCGATGGGCGTAGAAGCTGAATTTCAAGCGTGTGCAAAGAACCTTAATGATAGTATCAAAAGAGAAATGGCTAGAAAGGGTGCGATGGCAACAAACACTCTTAGAAATGTCGAACTTGAAGTATTGTCAAAAGGCGGTTCTGGAAAGAAATATAAACGGCTTCCAAACAGATCATCCGCACCGGGAGAGACACCAGCACCACAGTCTGGTAATTTACGTCAAGATTGGAACGATGAAACCTTGATTGAAGGGAACAGAGTTACAAGTCGCTTGAAAAGTAATGTTAAATATGCTGGATGGCTGGAGGATGGCACAAAAAAGATGGCTAAACGACCCTTTGTCAATCCAATTAAGAAGAAAGCAGAGCCGGAGGTTGTCAAAATCTTCGGTTCCGATTTTGAGGTAACGTTGTGAAACAAATAATTTTCAAGTATTTAAAGGAACTGGGCATTGAGGGCTTAGCTTCATTTAAAAATGCACCAGCAATCTTTTTAGATCAGGCACCCGATGATTCCGATTCAAGATGGGATGGCTCACAATATGGGCGTATCATTTATGGATTGAATCTGAAAGATGATTCCGAACGTAAGGTTTCTGGAACAATGGAGATTGCAATAGCGTATCTGTTTAATAATAAAGGCTATAAAAACTTGCTTGAAGCAAAGAAAATCTTGAAAAAGGCGTTTGAAGGAGTTTTTTTAACCGATGCAGATACAACGATTTCTCTTGTATGGAGAAAATCCGAATCGTTTCAAGAGGCGATTGAAGGGCAAGCGGACGTAGAGGTGTGCGGATCAATTTTGACGTTTGATGCATACGCATTTCCAAAACATTCGTATCTTCCGTTGGATGCAGTCGGTTCTTTGGCAAAGCACATTGACGAACACTGGGATGTGACAGTAATTAATCACACGGAACTTGACGAAATCTGGAAACCAGATGATGAAGAGGTTGTCGTTTATACGAGACTGGATTCTATGCAGCCTGGAACGTTCCCATCGACATATGCTTGTACATGGTTTACAAACAATATCAAAGTTCATGTGATCTCTGGATCAGATGTGAACGCAGATCAGTTTATCATGAATTTGCTTCAAAATTTACAGGAAAGGGAGCGGTTTGTCATGGACGATGGATCGCCGTTTTTTGTAAATCAATTAGCATACAGCACAAAGTTTGATCCTTTAAGAGATGGACAGGTAAGCGTGAGAGGACAGTACGGAAAGCTTCGAGAAATGGACGAGGAATCAGAAGAAATAAAAGGAATTACAATAAATTAGGAGGTAACAATGGCAGAAAAGAAAGAAAATACAAAAGCAATGCCGGAAGTTGTTTACACTGTGGAAGAGTATGCAGAAAATCCACAGGTCTTAGGAGTATCCGAAGATATTATCCGAACAGCATTTGCGAAAGTTGGTATTAGAGAAGCAACACAGAGTACAGCAAAGAAACTTGTAGATACATTTAGAAAGAAGGAGGTGTAGAGACTTGTCTGGATTATTTTTAAAAGGCGAGAAGAAGGAAAGAGCAGGCGTTTACCGCAGGCATGAGCAGATCACAAATAATGGTGTAGCATCCGCAATGAATGGAGTTTTTTGTATTCCAGTTCATGCAGACTTTGGGCCGGTTGGAGAAGTTCAGAAGATCACATCTAAAACTGATCTGTATTCTTTATATATGGAGAGCGGAACAATTGATGCAGCAGCAGCCTTATTTAGTGCTGGAGCAAACACTGTATATTTATACCGCCTTGGAACTGGCGGAAAAGAGGGAAGCGTATCTTTACAGACAACAACTTCCACAAATGCAGTCACATTAAAAACAAAGTATCCTACAGCCTTAAAGTTTTCTGTAACCTTAAAGCAGAAGTTAGGAGATGCAACAACAAAAGAGCTTTCTGTTTATAACGGAGCAACACTGGTTGAGAAAGTAAGCTTTGTCGCTGGTACTGGTGTAAATGAAGCCGCAAACCTTGTGGAAGCAATGAAAGACAGTAAGTATTTATACGCTGAACTTGCTTCTGGGGAATCTGGAATTATGCAGACAGTTACACAGCAGGCGTTAACTGATGGAGCAGCCCCAAACGTTACAACAGAAGATTACAGCAATGCTTTTAATGCATTTGAAGCATACGCATGGAACGTTATGATTCTTGATACTGTTGAGGAAGATGTTAAGACATTAGCGAAAACGTATATGGATCGTATTCATTCAAACGGAGCGTTAGGTATCTGTGTGCTTGGAGAAACAGCTGGAAAGTCACTTGCAACCCGACTGGCAAATGCTAAGGCTTATAATGCACCATATTTCATTTACTGCGGTAGTGGTTATTATAATACCGCCGGAGAAAGAGTAGAGGGATATCTTGCAGCGGCAGTGCAGGGTGGTGTGATTGGTTGTAAAGATTCCAGTACATCAATCGTGCATGTGGAGATTCCTGATGCAGAATCATGCATTGAACAGCTTACAAATGAACAGTATGTGAGTGCGATTAAATCAGGATTGCTTCTGTTATCCGAAGGACAGGAAGGACAGGTCTGGTTCGATTCTGGGGTTAATACTTACACAGTGTTAAATGAGGACGACGATGAGGGCTGGAAAAAGATTAAACGAACAGCAATTCGTTATGAGGCTTTTGATCGTATTAACCGAACATTAGAACCACTGATTGGAAAGATCAGCAATACATCTGATGGCGTTGATAACGTAATTCAGGAAGCAAAAAAAGTATTGGCTGAAATGAACAGAGAAGGAAAAATCTTAGATACTTATGAGTTCTTCGAGGATACGGATAATACACATGCAGTAGATTATGCATACTTCATTATTCGTATTGATGATGTAGACAGTATGGAAAAGATCTACTTAACTTATCAGTTCCAGTATATTTCACAGTAGGAGGTTATTATAAATGAGCGGAAAAGGTTTTGATACTAGAAAGTTAATGACTGGAAAAGATGGCAAATTATTTGTCACAGTTGATGGCACATCTGTATGGTTTGCCTCCGTAGAAGAGTTTGCCGTTGGAGTAAACTTTTCAAACGTAGACTTCCATCCGGCAGGAGATATTCAGACTTATGGTGTCCCAGACAGTGTTAAATTTACAGCATCATTTACGGAAGCTGTAGTAAGAGACGATCTTACAATCCAGCCTATGTTGGATTCAATCAAAAATGGGAAAGTTCCTACATTCAGCCTTCAAGCTGGTGTAACAGAGCCACTTGCTGGCGGAGAAAGCAAATATTTGTTAGATGAGTGTATCCCTGATGGAGATACAAACATTCTGGAGGTAAAACCGGGAGAGATCATCAAAAGACAGTGTCAGTTTATTGTAAACAGCGTACCAGATTGCATTAAAGCACTAGTATAGGAAAGGAAACAAAATGGCAGAGAAGAAAGAAACAAAAATCGAAGTAACAGAAGAAAATGAAATGGACCTTATCACGGGTCTTTTAAAAGCCGCAGAGTATAAAACAGAAGTACAGCAGCCATTGAATATTACAAGAAATGGACAGACATTGTTTAAATTTAATGTTCGACCATTATCTTTCGATGAAATTGCACAGTGTAGAAAGAAAGCTACAACTTATATGGCAAACCCAGGCGGAGCTTCACTTCCTCTCGTTGAGAAAGAAGTAAGTACAGCTGATTACATGGCATGGAAGATTTACACTGCAACAGTAGCGACTGACGGAAAGAAATTCTGGGATAATTCAGCACTGAAAGAAGGATTAAAGAAAGCTGGTCATATGGTTATGACACAGAACGAAATTATCAAAGAGGTGTTAACAGCTGGAGAGCTTGAAGCTGTCAGCGATGCTATTGATAACTTATCTGGAGGCGGTGTTAGTGTAGTTGACTACGCAAAAAACTAATTGAATCCAGTCCGTTAGCTTCTATGCTTGCAGAAAATTATTTACGGACTGGAATGTTACCATCACAAGCCCTTGATCTTTCTGAAGGAGAGAGGGCTTTTATTTTTGCAGCAATTTTAAAAGCTATGGAAGGAGGAGATGCATAAATGGCAAACAAAGAAATTGTGATCGATGTTGTATCGGAATATTCCGACCATGCATCTTCTGGCCTACAGCAAACAGGGAAGAATGCAGAGAAAGCATCACGAGAGATGGACAAGCTTGGAAAGAAGCGTGCAAAGCCAAAATTAGGACTTGAAGATAAAGCAAGTCCAGTCCTCGACAAGTTTGGTAAAAAGGGAGACGGGCTCGGTAAAAAGACCTGGACTCCAAAACTTGGATTAAAAGATACTGCAACAGCAGGGATCAAAAAAGCTATGAGTGCTGGTATGAGTTTTGGTAGAAAGACTTTTTCAGCAGCCCTAAAAATCAATGACAAGGTAACAAGTCAGATCAAAAAAATCCCAAGTGTTATATCTAAGATCAAGAATTCTATATTTTCACTAAAAACTTTGGCTGGTGGAGTTATAACTGGAATTGCTACAAAGAAATTGATAGCTGATCCAGTATCATTAGCAGACGAATTTCAGACATATCAAATTGGCTTTGAAACAATGCTGAAATCTAAAAAGAAAGCTATGAAGTTTATGGATAGTGCGAAGAAATTTGCATCTGTTACTCCGTTTGACACATCGGCCGTAGTATCAAATGCTCAAAGGATGTTGGCTTATGGATTTTCTGATAAAGACATTATTCCGGATCTGACAAAGATTGGTAATGCATCCGCAGCACTTGGAGCTGGAGAAGAGGGTATTTCTCGAGTATCCAGAGCTTTAGGTCAGATGAAAACAAACGGAAGATTGAACGCAGAGGACATGAATCAGCTGACAGATGTCGGTATAAACGCATGGAAGTATCTTGCTGATGCAGAGGGTAAATCCATAGCCAAGATCAGAGAAATGTCTCAAAAGGGCGAAATCAGTGGAGACAAAGCAGTTAAGACAATCCTTAATGGGCTGAAAGAATTTGATGGAATGATGGACAAAACATCTAATTCGACGGTTTCTGGATTAATGTCAAATATTAAAGATACGTTCGACATAAACATTGTTTCTAAATGGGGAAAAGGTCTCCAGAAGGGAGCAACGAAAGGTTTAGGAGACTTTGCAGAATATCTTGATAAATCCGATGCAAAACTAAAAGAAGCTGGAACATCACTTGAAAAACTTGGAGAGTATGCAAGTACATCTGTATTCAAGGGACTTGAAAAGGCTGGAGATAAGATCGACGATCTTATTAGTATGCCAAAATTCCAAAATGCTTCAATTGGTGGCAAGATTAGTATTGCATGGGATGAGTTGATCGCAAATCCTTTTTCGAACTGGTGGGATTCCAAAGGAAAACCAGCAATCGTAAAGAAGATTACTGGGATTGGAAAAGATATTGCAAAAGCTGGTGGAAACTGGTTCAAGGAATCTCTTAAGGATCTGTTACCAGGTGGAGATAAAGCTGGTATCGAAGATTATTTAGCTGGATTTCTTGGATTATCTGGAGGGCTAAAGCTGTTTAAAGGTGGAAAAAGTCTATACGATCTGATCACTGGTGGTTCTGGAGGTGGAGGAAAAACCAATCCTTTAGGAGATTCCATTGGAACGATCAACGTATCAGCCGCAGTCGTAAACGTAAACGTAAATGGCGGTGTTGGAAATTCTGGAACACCTACGATACCAAGCACAGGAAAGAATACACCAACAAGTGGAAATCCGACAGGTAATAAAGAAATCTGGTTACCAGAAAGCGTAAAGCGAAAAATGCAACAAACTGAACCGAAAACACCATCTGGACCGACAAGGACACCGGGTGGTTTGTTTGGTTTAGGAGGTTCTGGTGTCACGCTGAAAAATGGAGAAACCGTAGCTGCCACTGGATGGAAAGCATGGCTTGGAAATCTAGGCGTAAAACTTGGATCAGGTGCAGCGACCGCTGGTGGAGCAGCAGCCGTTGGAGGTGCATCTTTATTAGGCGGAGCTTTAGGGATTGCTGGAATAGGAAGTGCAGCCGGTAATATTTACAATGCAGTAACTTCCAAAGATTCAGCTACGAAGAAGAAGGAAGCCTATAGAGGTGGTACGAAACTCGGTATGGTTGGAGGTGGAGCTGCAACAGGAGCAGCCATTGGAGCAGCCTTTGGCGGTGTTGGGGCAGTTCCGGGAGCGTTGATTGGAGCTGGTGTCGGTGGACTGGGGGCAATCTTTAAAGGAAATAAGTTTGGCGATTCCCTTAGAAGGTTTGTATCCAGCCGAAAGAATGCACTGAAAAACAGTAATTCTATGACGGCAAAGAGTCAGAAATATTGGAAATACAGTAAAGACAGTATTAGAAGTGTTAATCCAAAAGGAGCAAAATACAAAGAGCTGGCAAGTTCCGTACAGAAAGCTTACGAGGAGAATAAGAAAAACACAAAACAAACGAATGTTGGATCAAAGACGACAAAGATTTTTTCAGGTGCTACGAATGCAGCTGGTGGAAAAGTCAGTGGCTTAGGTGGAATGTCCGCAACAGCTGGAGGAATGCTGGGAACGATGGGTTCTATGTCGCTTTCAGCTGGTGGCAACTTACAAAGTGCTGGAAGTTCCGCATTATCACTTGCAGGTGCTTTAGCATCCGCAGCCTCAACGATTGCATCCGCAGCAAGTACAACCGCTGCACAAGCAAGTGCGATCAAAAGTATTACTAGTGGAAGTTATCTAAGTAATAGCGGTTCTTCAAAATCTGGTAAAAAGAAAACAAGAAAAAAGACATCATCCGCACCGAAATTACAGACAGCCTTACCGAAAAATGGGAAGTTCTTTCATAATGCGAAAGGTAGCTTGGTAAGAGGACATATCGTTTCAGAGCTTGGAGAAGATGGAAACGAAATGGTTATTCCACTTTCTAAACATCGAAGCCGAGCATTATCCTTGTGGAATCAGGCAGGGCAGATTTTAGGCGTTACAAAACATGCCAAGGGTGGAATTGTTGGCGGTTCAGCTAAGACAGGAGCAACGGCATTATCTGGAAGCAGTCAGACAGTCATTAATGTTGGCGGAATTACGATCAGCGTAAATGGTAGTGGAAGCATCGTAGATGATATTAAGAACGCCAAAGGAGAGATTGCTGATACAATCATGCAGGCGATTGCAGATGCCGTAGGATCAACAGCAAGTAACAGGACAGCGGAGGTTATGTGATGGACATATATATTACTGGTAAAAATGCAAAGGGAGCGAATCAAAAGATTCAGCTTCCAGTGATTCCAGAAGAGATTGAAACATCACTTGATGGAAAATTTGCAGAGTATGATATTTATAGATTCGGGCAGATCAACGTTCCGAATGGTAAAAACTTGTCAGAGCTTGGTTGGGATAGTTTCTTGCCCGGAGAATCAAGAAAAGGCATGAAATTTGTTCATAAGTGGACTGATCCAGCGGTATTGGATGCGTTGCTGAATTACTGGACAGTGCATGGAACAGTTGTAAATGTCTGTATTACAGGAACAAAGATCAATAAAGACATGATGATCTCACAGTACGTTTCCACGATTAAAAGTCTGAAAGATTATTATTATACAATCCGATTTATTGATTATGAGAAAATCAGTGTATCATCAAGTAAACGAAAGCGAAAGACAACCAAAGTAAAAAAGAAAAAGGTTAAGGTAAAAAAAGGTCAGACGTTGCGTAAGCTTGCAAAGAAATATCTCGGATCGAGTAAAAAGTACAAGTTAATTTATAATGCCAATAAAAAACTCATTGATGCAAGGAACAAGAAGGAACGCAAGAAACATCCGAAAAAGAAGATCAGCAAATACACGATCTATAAAGGACAGGTGCTTGTGATCCCTGTTCCAAGCAGTAAATCCGTTTCAAATTCTAAAGTCACTGAACTTAAGAAAGCAATGAACAAAGACGGATATTCCAAATTGAAAGTTGACAAAAAGCTGACTTCCGCTATGAAATCTGCCATGAAGAAGATTAAGATTCGAAGAGGCAGACGAGGGAAAGTGGTTAAATTTGTGCAGAAGATTGTCAGAACTAAACAAGATGGAATTTACGGATCAAAGACAGCAGCAGCAGTGAAAAGATATCAGCGAAAGCATAAATTAACTGTTGACGGCGTTGTAGGTTATAAGACTTTGTTAAAGATGATAGGAGGATAAATCATGGCAAGTTTGGCAAATCCGCAGTATAAAGCCGTGGTAAAGACATCATCCGGCAAGAAATATGATCTTTTTAAATCACGAGTTATTTTAGATTTAACGATCTCCGATGATCCTGATTCGTTAGCGAAAGAAGTCAGTTTAACAGTAATGAATGCCGTTCAAAATGGGGCTACACTATCAACCTTGATACAGCCGTCAGACCGATTATATATTTCTGCCGATGTTGGGAATGGGTACTTTGAAGTATTTCGAGGTGTGATCTGGGAAAATGACAGAGTTACAGACACCGAGAAGGAAGTAACGTTTACAGCGTATGATTATCTCATTTATATGATGAAATCACAGGACTATTTTTATTATAAGTCTGGACTTAGCACAAAAGAGATTGTAAAGAAAATCTGTACCGCTTGGAAACTGAAATTAAGCTATAGTTATGGCTCGATCAAAAACAAAAGAATCAAGCCAGTTCAGAAGAATATCGGAGATATGATTATATACGTGCTTAACAAAGCAAAGAAAAGTATTTCCAGCCGTTATATTTTCACGATTGAAGGAACGACTGTGATTATAAAGTATGCAAACAAAAATTCGACGATTTATAAATTGAAAGAAGGAAAGAACGTTATATCTATTGAACTGAAAATAACGATGGATGATATCGTTACCAAAATAAAAATTTATGGAGAGTCGAAGAAAAACTCGATTCCAAGACTTTCAACATTATCTAAGAATACATCGAAGTTTGGTACGATCCAAGATATTATGGACAAGGACAAAAAAGAAAAGCTGTCTAAGGTCAAGAAACAGGCACAAAACAAGCTTAAAAGAAGTGCAAAAGTCAAACGAGAATACACAGTGACAGCGATCAGTAATCCTAAGATCAAACGAGGCGATACAGTCTATGTTGATTGTGGTACCGCTGGAATCAAGGGAAACAAGACAGTGAAAAGTATATCTCATGACTGTGTTGCTGGAACAATGGACGTTGTTTTTTATTAAAGGAGATTGCTAGTTATGAAGCAAGATGGAAGAAAAAACTTTATTCGGATGATCGAACAGATTTCAAAGGGAAATAACAGCGAAGCAGTAAATATTATTGCAGAACTTGGAACGATGAAAGCTGGTGGCGTTCTTCCAGATTCTTACCCAGAAGGATCAGAACCAGACGATGATTATTTAGTATTATCAGGAATAGAGACAGCAGAAGGAGACAGGGTTTTATTGATCTGGACAGATGCAGAAGAACTTATTGTAGTTGGAAAGGTAGAAGGAGGTGGAGACGATGCCGGACAATCTTTTTCCCGAGGAATACGACAATGACGAGGAATATTTAGACGATGAAGAGAACGAAGGAACTGACGAAGAAAATACAGAAGAAGACGAAGATGCCGGTTATAAGCCGAGCATCTTTTTTGATTTTGACACAGGCGACTTTGTTACGCTTCATGATGGAAAATTAAAAGAGGCATCCGGGTTCGAAGCGTGGGTGCAATGGTGTTACAAAACGATCATGACACAAAGATATGCTCATGAGGGATATTCCACCGACATTGGGATTGACTATGAAAGTGCCTTGCAAGCAGATAGCCGTGAAGAGGCAGAAAGCATTTTACAAAGAGAGATTGAAGAGGCGTTAATGGCTGATCCGTCCGAAAGAACTTTGTACGTTGGGAATATTACGTTTCAATGGGAAGCAGATCATTGTCTTGTAACAGTACAAGTACAGGGAATCGACGGAGATACAGAGATAACAACAAGTTTTAAAAGTGAGGTGGGCTAAAAATGGCATTGGAAGCAGAAGAAATGGAACTTCCCGGGTTTTTGGAAAATTCGAGTGAAGATGAAATCCATGAGAAAATGCTGGGAAATTTGCCAGACGATATTGATAAATCAGAGGGCGGATTTCCGTGGGATTTTACACGACCAACAGCAATAGAAATATCAGAACTTAAAGAGTACGTTCTTGTAGAAGTTTTAAAGTGCCTTTTTCCAGCTACCTGTGAAGAATCGTATTTGTTAGATTATCACGCAGACGAGCGAGGAGGCATGGTGCGAAGAGAATCAGTAAACGCTTCGGGATATGTGACAATTACAGCAAAAGCTGGACTTGTAATACCCCTTGGCTATGGATTTTCAACGGAGGCTGACGATGAAGGAAATACCATAGAGTTCGTAACGATTGAAGAAGCTACAGTTGATACTCTGGGAAATGCAAAAATACCAATTGAAGCAGTGGAAGGAGGAGCAGATAGCAATGTTGGAGCAAATACAATCGTATTGCACACAGGGGACGAGAATGGAGAACTTCTCGACGAGATTATATCTGTAACAAATGAAGAACCGATCACTGGTGGTTTGGATGAAGAGGACGATGACACTTTGAGAGAGCGAATCGTTGAATACGATCAAAGTCAGGACGTTTCGTTTATAGGAAATGTTGCCGATTACAAACGATGGGCATTATCGGTTGCTGGTGTAGGTGCTGCAACTGTTATATCGGCAAAAGATACATCTGGGACAGTTAAGATCATTTTGCTAGATCAGAATGGACAGCCGGCATCAAAGCAGATTCAAGATGCCGTTTATGATTATATTATGAGTCCAGACGATGGAGAAGCACGTTTAGCACCGACAAATGCCGTTTTAGAAATAACAACCCCTGATACAGTCACAATTAATGTCGCAGCGGTTGTGTATCTGAAAGAAGGAACGATTCGAGAGGTGCAAGACAGCTTTAAGACAGAATTGCAGGCATATTTATTGAACGTATCTTCGGATGCAACCGATAATGTTGTCAGAATATCAGCGATCAACTCATTACTTAGTTCTATATCCGATATTTATGACTATGAAAATGTACAGATAAATGATGCAGCCAAAAACGTTGAATTTACGTCTGGACAAATGCCTGTGCTTGGAACTATAGCATTAACGGAGGGCTGATTTATGTGGTATAAAACAGAACTTATGGAGCAAATCTTAACCAGTGAGAGTGCAAAGCGAATGATTGATTATGTATCTCCTATTTACGGAAAATCAAGAATCGGTCTTTGGTTGTTTCAGATCATCGGTCTGGAATTAGACGATGTGAAAGAGATATGTGACGACATTTACGATCAAATCTTTGTAAGTCGTGCCACATGGTCGTTGCCGTACTGGGAAAAGGCGTATGGAATAACACCTCTTCCAGATCAGACGATAGAACAAAGAAGGCAGCAGATAAAGCAAAGACGAGAGAAAAAGGCTTTAAATCCAGCACGTTTTGAGAAGATTCTATCATCTTTGAGCGGTGTTGAAGCAAAGATCGTAGAAAATACTGGAAAGAATACATTTCAAGTGATTTTTTACGGAACAGTTAACAACTATGATGAAGTATTAAGAAGGATCGAGCAATTAAAACCAGCACATCTTATATGTGATGTTCGTATTTCAGAAGTAAGTGAATCAGAAACGGATATTGATTATGCGATTGTGTCAAGTTCATGCGAACATTCTTCCGTGATTATTAGCGAGGTATAAGTATGTGGGATAATACGATAATTACAGACAAAGGAATTGAGCTTTTAAAAAATGCTCTAAATGGTGGGACGATTAACGTAACCGCCATAAAAGCTGGAGCTGGAAAAGTCGATGTAAGTGCATTAAAAAGTCAGACAGCCGTTTCAGAGATAAAGCAAAGTGGAACAATCCAAGGCGTAACAACCGCTTCGGATGGAACAATTAAGATCGGAGTGTTGTTTTCCAATACTGGCTTAACAGCTGGTTATCTTATGACACAGCTGGGTATTTATGCAAAAGATGCAAGCGGAACAGAGGTATTATTTGCAATTTCGCAAAATTCAACAGGTAAGGAAGTTCCGTCAGAAACATCTATGCCGGCATGGTCGCTGGTACATGATTTTTACATCAAGTTAAGTAATGATGTAAGTATTACAACGACAATTGATCCAGAGGGATACGTCACATTTGGAACATTACAGGAAGAGTTAGAAAAGCAGCAACCTATAGATACTGGATGGCTCAAAGTTACTAATTTTTTTAATGGTTGTACTCATTATGGACCGAACAGCAACGTTCAAGTACGTCAGTGTGGAAAATTTGTATATATTGTAGGATCTGTAGGCAATAAAAAAGAATTAGCTACAAAGCAAACAAGTAATGAGATTCCAGACGTTGCAATGTTTAAACTTCCAGATGGGATAGGACTTCCTAGAACAAACGTACGTTTTGCACAACAAGGAAGTGGAAGTAATAGGTTTTCAGTGGTTGTTGATGCTAGTACTAGAATTGTTTCAATAGGGCGATATGGTACAACATCTTGTATTAATGTTCCGGCTGATTCTTGGCTGAATGTATGCTTAACTTATATAGTAGCGGATTAAGGACAAAGCCTATGATGAAGATAAGAGCCCCATGTAATTAAAAGAGAAAAAACAAAATTATAAAACATACACAAAGCCTATATTGAAGGGAGAAAAGAAATATGGCAGTAAAAACAGTACAAACCGTCATTAACGGACAGACATATACACTTACACTTAACAGCTCAACAGGGAAATACGAGGCTACAATTACAGCTCCGTCAGAATCCAGTTATAACCAGAGTGGACATTACTATCCAGTAAAAGTAACAGCAACGGATGAGTCTGGAAACTCAACATCTAAGGATGCGAGTGATTCTACCTTAGGATCATCCCTTAGATTAACAGTTAAAGAGAAAGTAGCTCCAGTTATTGCAATTGTAAGCCCAACAGCTGGTTCATTCTTTACAAACAGCAAACCTACGATCACATGGAAAGTTACCGATGCGGATTCTGGAGTTAACCCAGCAACAATCGGTATTACACTTGACAATGGTACTAAGGTAACTGGCGATGCGATCACTAAGACAGCGATCACAGGTGGATACCAGTGTACATATACACCGGCTACAGCGTTATCCGATGGAAGTCATACAATCAAACTTGATGCATCCGATTATGATGGAAACGCAGCCGCTACAAACTCAACTACATTCAAGGTAGATACAGTACCACCAACACTGACTCTTTCAAGCCCAGCAGACAAGCTTATTACAAACAAATCTGCTTGTACAGTCAAAGGTACTACAAACGATGTTACTTCCAGTCCTGTTAAAGTTACAATCAAACTTAACAGTGGAACAGCAGAGCCCGTTACAGTCGGAAGAGATGGTTCATTTACTAAAGACCTTACTCTTGCAAATGGAACAAACACAATCACAGTTGTTGCTACCGACAGTGCTGGTAAGTCTACAACAGTTACAAGAACAGTTACACTGGATACAGCAGCACCAGTTATCAAGTCTGTAACATTAACTCCAAACCCTGTTGATTGCGGTAAAACATTTGTAATTAGCGTTGAAGTAACAGACTAAGGAGCAATCTATGGTTGTTCGGTTAGAGGGAGAGATTAACGGAGAATCCGTTGTTTTATACAGAAATAAGGATTCTCCGGGTTCTCCGGAGATATGGGATGCAGTTATTCCAGCGACATTAAACGGCAAGTATATTATAGGACTTACCGCCTATGATGAAGCTGGTAATATTGGATATTATGCGACTTATATTATCACTGTGGATTTAGCCTCTATGCGAGTGACATTAGAGCCGTTAGATATCTATGCAACTTTAAATAATTAGAAGAAAATATAGGAGGCTGGTATGCAAAGTAAGAAAAAAGTAATGCTTAATGCTGGGGAAACAAGGTGTATAAGAATTTCAATTCATTCTATCAAAGATCAAAATTTTGTGATTGAAGAAGCTTCATTTTCTTTATTACGTTTAAAAGATAAGGTAGAAGAAAGCAACGGAAATTGTAAGATTTATGAGCATGAGATCGAAGCCATAGTCTCCCCAAAACAATGAGGCACATACACACTTGATATTAAATATGTGATATTGGACGAAGTTCTGATAGAGCCGATAGAACTGAAGGTGGTGTAGTTGTAATGGCGGAAATTATTGAAATTAAGTCTGTAAGTATGTCTCCGAATCCAGTAGAAGTTGGAGGAAAAGTTAAAATCAGCGTAGGGCTTGAAGTGAATGAAAGCGATGCTAGTTGCTTCTATTGCATATTTTCTTCTGAATTAGAAACAAGTCAAGCAACAATGACAGCAATGATAAGTTGAGGAAGGAGACATAGTTGAATGACGAATACTTAAGAAGGCATGAGCATGAAGAGTTTGCCAAAGGCGTAGACCGTGAGCAAGTTCGGCAGAATAAAAGAATTGCAGATCTAGAAGTAACAGTAAGACAGATTAACAACCTCACGCTGTCCGTGCAAAAGCTTGCGATCAACATGGAACATATGCTCGTTAATCAGACAGAGCAGAGCAAACGGCTTGAAGAGTTGGAAAACCGAGACGGAGAAAAATGGAGAAGCATCTCTATGCATGTCCTGACTGCGTTAATTGGAGCAGTGATCGGGTTTGCTCTGCAGCAAGTTGGAATCTAAGAAGGAGAGATAAAATGAAAGAATTATTTGAACAGAATAAGTTGTTGTTTTTGGCAGTGATCACAGTATTGATCATTGCTTTTTTGATTAAGAAATTGATCGACTATATCACAAAAAAAGGTCTGGAAGGGATCAGACTGGATGTATACAAGCTGTTTGTAGAAGCAGAGAAAACCTTCAAAGCATCTAAGCAAGGGCAGCAGAAATTTGATTATGTAATACATATGGCAAGGGGACTGTTGCCGAAGCCGATTCAGCTGTTTGTTAGTGATAATATGTTAAAAGAGATCGTACAGCTGTGGTTTGATGGAGTCAAGGACCTTTTAGATGATGGAAAATTAAATAATTCAGTATATGATTTAGAAGATGTTGAGGAAGTCAGCAAAGAAGATAAGATGAATCACACAACAGAGTTAGACGACGGAACATGGACAAATTATGCAGAGACTCCGTTACCTGAAACTGACTTAGAGAATCCAGAGGAACAGGAACAGACAGAAGATAACCAGCTATCAAACGATCAGGAGGTGTAAGCATATGAGAATCGCATTGACAGTAGGACACAGCTTACTTAAGAATGGATCATACACATCTGCAAGTGGCGAAGATTGTGGTGGAGTTAACGAGTATAAGTACAACAAAAAGCTGATGAAAAAGGTAAAAAAATATCTGGAGAGTGACGGACACAGTGTTGATCTGTATATCTGCCCAGAGAAGGTGTTTACCGCTGCATCACAGGAAAAATCATGGAAACTGACACGTTTAAATGCAAAGAACTATGATCTTGTCGTAGAAGGTCATTTGAATTGCTATAACGGAAAAGCACACGGAACAGAAGTATTATATGTTTCCCCAAATGGTAAGAAGTACGCAAAGAGAGTGCAGAAGAAACTCGTATCCGCTGGATTTACAGATCGTGATGTGCAGAAGAGAACGAACCTGTACATGCTGAATGGCACAAAGGCCACAACGATTATGACAGAGAGCTTTTTCTGTGACTCCAAGTCCGATTATAAGATCGGTAAAAACGTTAATAAGATTGCAAAGCTGATCGCAGAAGGAATCTGTAATAAAAAGCTGGGAACAGCTACCAAGGCTAAGGAAGCTGTAAAAACAGCCGTGAAGAAAGTTACCAAAGCAACTGTGTATGCTAAGGTAGTTACAAAATCTGACCCATTGATGATCAGACAGAGTGCAAAAGGATCATCCAAAGTTATCGGTAAGATTCCAAAGGGTGCGAGCGTTAAAGTAATTTCAAAGGGCAGCACTTGGACGAAAGTTAAATACAAGAGCGTGGTAGGGTATTCAGCCACAAAATACCTTAAATTTTAATATTAACCAGGGGAGAAATCCTCTGGTCTTTTTTTATTTCCAGAAATTACATAATTATTTTTATAGATAATCCAACAATAATATGTTAGCACAAAAGAAAACGTTGGAGGATATGACATGAGCGTAGTAATTATGGTTAGATCAGGAAAAGAACTGTTTTTGTTTGGGGATAAAAAAAGTACACATATAAATAATTTTGATAGAGAAAAAGAAACTTATGAAGAACAATCTGTTTCGTATGATTCTCGAAAAGTATATCAAGTCAAAGACGATATTATTATTGGAATGGTAGGATCATCTTTAGGGTATGATAATTTATTTCGATATGTTATTAATAACCAACAAGTAGAGAAAGATGTTGCGAATATGATAGAAAATTATCAGGATTTTGTACACAATTGGTTAGATTATCAATATGATGATATAAAGAAATATTTTGATAATAATACACAATTATTGGACATTGAAAAAATGTTTGGTGCCATAGTATGTGGAATTAAAGATGGAAAATTTTATGGAACTATTTATGGGTATCCAGCAGATGAAAGTGCTGATGGAAAAGAACAAGAAATTGGTGATGGTATAATGACGGTATTATCAACAAAGAAATATGATAATTTATACAAAAATAATTTCATAAATTTTTATAAAGAAAATGGTAATAACGTTGTTGACGCAGTGGAAAGTACATTGAAGACTATGGCAAAAATTGATGATACTATAAGTGAACAATTTGATATCGTTAAAATATGCTTAAATTAATTCAAGATAGATTTATTTTATGATGATTGATTCTTTGTATTTCTATATTTAGATTCAAAATTTGAAAATAAACAGGGTACTTTCTTGCTATAAAAGGGGGTACTATTCTGTAATAAAACAGGGTACTTTTTGCAAATAAGGGGGTACTTTTTGTTTTTCGGAATAATTACAAAAAGTACCCTGTTTTATTGCTGTTACATATCGCAAAAATCAAGTAAAAATGTAGGGTAATTCAATTTACATTGTGAAGAACGCAACCCATGTTATCCCTATTTAGGTTTAAATTTAGAAATTTTAATATGTTCCAACAATCTCAATTCCAAATTTCAATCTTTTCTTTGTAGGTTTTCCCTTTACTCCATACCTACCAAGAGCGAGATCGATAGCATTTTCAGCACAATAATGGGA